TTTTACTGGAAAAACTCAAGAAATAATTACCTATAAATCCGACCAATCCTCCAACAGAACAGGCATAGAAACAAATATCAATAACCACTATAACATATATCCATGACAAACGGTTACTACATTGGCAACATAGAACAGGATTTAATTCCAATGATTGATCTTGAAGACATTAAGAATTGGGATTCTGAAACATAAAAAGGAAAGGTATTAGGAATTCCTAAGTCTGTTGATATTAATATTACAAACTCAAGCTTTAGTATTAATAGACTATTGAAATAAACTAATGAGATTCTTTTTAGAGAGAATTGCATATATCATCTGAGTAATATACCCAATTACCCAGGCTGTTGCTTCTTCATCTGTAATGTTTATTCCTTTCATAATACTTACACCCAGGTGATATATTTCATGGGCAACAAGATTGTGATTGATTTTATTTCTAACAAGAACAATATAGTATTTAAATCTACCATCTAAGTGATGTTCAAATACACAACCTTCTGTATCTGATACATCAACCTTTGCTATCTTTTCATTTACATACTTTTGTATAGTCTCAATATCCTCACCTACAATGAGAGTGATATCAGCTTCATATAAATCTATACTAAATCCGGAGACTATTATTTTTGATTTCATATTTTAATAATTAATAAAGGGGAGGCTGCCATACCTCCCCTTTAAATTATCCTTCACAACTAGCACATTCTAATATATTTCTTGCAAAAGCCTGTGCACTACTCATACTAAACTGATAATAAAGAGTTTTAACGCCTTGCTCATGTGCAAATAAATATAATTGATTAATGTCTTTGGCTGGAACACTTGGATGAATCATTAAGTTTAATGACTGTGATTGATCAATGTACTTCTGTCTTGCAGCAGCTTGAATAATTATCTCTTTGGGACTAATCTCAATAAAAGATTTAAATACAGTTTTAGTTGGAAAATCCAAGTGCTGAACTGATCCATCTTTTTTTAAGATACTTTCCCATGTTTCAGGTGTATTCAGGCCATACTTTTCAAGTTCTGCTTCTAAGAAAGGATTCTTATAAACACTTTTACTTTTAGCAAGATCCTTTATAAAATAATTAGATTTAATTGGCTCAATACCCATAGATACTTGTCCGTGTATAAAGGAGCTAGACTTAGTAGGAGCAATTGCAATTAAAGTTGTATTTGCAAAACCTTCTCTAAGAGACTTATATCCTTTATTATCATGAAGCCATTTAGATGCTTCATCACTTTTGGACTTGATTATTCTAAACATTTGGGTATTCCATATTTTTGCCTCTAATGATTCAAACTCAATAAGCTTGGACTGAAGATACGAATGATATCCTAAAACACCAAGACCAATTGCTCTATGATCTTTAGCAAATCTATGAGCTCTACTCATACCGGGTAAGGTGGCAGACTTAGTTATAAACTCATCCATCACGGCATTCAAAAACAGGGTATATGTTTCAATAGCATCTGTTTGAACTATTTCATCCCAGTGTAATAGATTCAATGAACCAAGACAGCAAACAAATGAGTTAAAACTGTCTGTAGGTAATTGAATTTCAGAGCATAGGTTTGATGCTGTTATCTCCATACCTAATTCCTTATAAGGACTGTTCCTGTTTGAATTATCCTTAAACATGATATAAGGAAACCCAAACTCATTACGTCTCTGGATTATCTTGGCCCATACTTTACGCTTCTCAGGATCTCCGGCTTTCATTTCTTCTAACCATGCATCACCAACTGTGATACCATACTGAAGATTCTGAATTAAATTACCCTCAGTTCCAATATCTAGGAACTCAAGAATATCTGGGTGTTCTACGGGAAGATATGCTGCACATGCACCACGTCTTGCCTCAGACTGCTTACATACGTCTACTACAGTATCATAGATTCTTGCATAGTGCACAGGACCATCAGCAGTACCTCCGGTTGATATCTCCGAACCTCTTGCTCTGATATTACCTAAGTAAACACTAGTCCCTCCACCATACTTTGACATCATACCTATTTCACGACCTGCATTCAAGATGCTGTCAAGATTATCATCCACATTACTTCCGTAACAACTGATTGGTAAACCTTTCTGTTTACCAAAATTAATCCATACGGGAGTGGACAAACTATAAAAACCCCTTGCCATATAGTCCTCAAACTTTTGAGCAAAGCCAGGAATGCCGAGATATTTCTCAGCAGTCCTAGCAATGTCTTTGATTCTTTGTTCAGGAGATTCAGTAATGTAACCTCTTGAGAGGAACTTGCGGCTTTCTTCATTAAGCCAGTAATACTTAGAATAGGTCATCTTCTGTAATTGCTTTTGATTTTTTGTTATAATCTATTTGTTTTTTGTAAAAGAAGTCTCCCTCTTTGGTTGCGGTGATTTCCACGTCAAACCAATGTGTCTGATTTAGAAGATCTAGATCCACTTCAAATAAAGACTTCATACCAATCTTTCTAAGAGAGTTATTAAATCTATTCATGATAAAGTGCTGAATAGTTTCCTTATTTAGAAACTCAAGTTCACCTTTCTCAAAGATCCAATCTAAGATACCACACTCAGCAGCATAAGCTTTCTTACAGGCGGAATAAATTAAGTCTTCAAACTCTTTATCAAACCACTCAGGATTCTCAGCTTTGATAATGTTAATGATCTCAACACCAAAGTTGCCGTGGATATCCTCCTCTTTACTTGTAGCCTCGACTACATTTGAGATACCTTTAAAAAGATTCTTCTCCTTGTTAAAGGACATCATAATAAGAAACTGGCTGAACAGACTAACGTGCTCAATAAACAATGAGAATAGAAGCACACTCTTGGTGTACATCTTATTGTCTTTGCTTCTGGTCCCATCCAAGTATTTCTTTAAATACTTAATACGGTTTCCAATAGCCGGAATATCAATAACAGTTTTGAACTCTTCTTCAAGACCCAAGATTCTAAGTAGTCTTGCGTAGGCATCTTTATGTCTTACTTCAGATTCAGCAAACGTCATACCTACATCACCTATTTCTGTGATGGGCATTCTTTTGTACATATCAGCCCAGAAGGTTTTAACATTAACTTCAATCTGTGCAATGGCTAACATGGTTCTTTTAATAACTTCTCTTTCTTGATCAGTCACTTTTACTCTAAAATCATCAATGTCTGTAGTAAAATTATATTCAGTATCAATCCAGTAGGAATGACGGATGGCATCTTTATATGCCAAAAGCTGAGGATACTCATAGGGTAATATGTTTACCCGCGGTTCAAAAATGTTTTTGTTCATGCTTATGTACTTAATTATTAGAGAAAAAAAAGCTGTGCATTAGACCTATTGGATACTGCACAGCTTGTATATCCAATTTACCAAATTTTTGGCAGCTCACCTAATCTTTGTTAAGTTTTTAGATGGAGTTGTAAATTTAAAATTTTTAATGATTTGTTTGTAGAGAAACAAAATTTTCTTTGTATATTATAGTATAAAATGAATTACTTGCGTAACTCACACATGTTTATTTATTATGTTTTCAAGACTAAGTACAATACTAACTTATTATGACTCTGAGCCTACTGAGATAACTCAGGGTATTGTATGGTTAATATTTTTCCCCATTATTCACACATTTGATTGTGGTATTAACTTATGGTTAGTTATACCGAGCATGCTAATTGGATTTGCTTCTATCAAAGGAGCTTGTTCACATGGTGTAAAAATTAGAAAGACACTAGGACTTGGTGTCTTTTTGTTTTCAGTGGTAGTAGTTACCTATTATTTTATTATTGGCAAACTGCCATCTGATCCTACGCACTGGGGTTGGGTGTTGTTATCATTAAGTGCATTCTTTAACTTAAGAAGATTAACTAACCACTATTATTTAAAATATCACAATGGCTGCTCTAGATAATATAACAACTGTAATTATAACTGTTATTACTGTCTTGTTTTCTGCAAGTGCATGGAAGTTTTATGAAACTAAAATGAAGCTAAAGGCTAAAGATGCTCAAGATGAAAAAAATGATCAAAACATGTATAGAGATGATTTAAGAGAAAGAGTTAGACGTTTAGAACAACTTCTTCAAGAAAGTTCAGAAGAAAAGGATGAGATGAGAGATCAAATCCTATCTTTGACAAAAGAGGTTAGTGAATTGAGAGTTAAAGTCACATTCCTTGAAAAAGAAAATGAAAGACTTAAGAATATCTAATTTGATAATTTCAGATAAAATTAGTATATTAATTAAGTAAAACACCAGCAAATGTTTAAAAAGAAAAGGTAAAAACCCAAATCAAAATAATATGAAAAAGCCCTCATCAGGAACAACTAAGTCTCAGAGAAGCAGTGTTGCTAAAGCAGCAAGAGCCGGTAAAGACATTGGTAAAAAAGGTAAAGCCTTTAAGGAAATTGAAGAAAAAGCTGCTAAGAAATATGGTTCTAAAGAAGCCGGTAAAAGAGTAGCAGCTGCTGCAATGTGGAAAAATATTAAAAGAAAGGGATAATGGCAGCAGCAAAAAAGGCAGCTTTAGGAACAACTATCTTTAAAAAGAAGCCAAAGGTAAAAAGACCTGGTGTCCATGCTAAGACTAAGACTAGTAAGACTAAGACTAGTAAATTATATAAAAAACCTTATAATAGACAAGGAAGATGAATTCCTGGCAATTAGTAATAGCTTTCCATTGGCCTCATGACAGATTTGCATTAGGTTGGGAAACTATAGCTCCAACGGAAGAAGAACCTATTACAACTGTTAGGTTTTACTTATTTTTTGTAACTTTGACATTAGACATATTTTAAAATAACTATCATGAAAAATAAATTAAAAAAATACAAATCTGGATCAGAACTTAAGACTGTACCTTCTGATGCCAAAGGTTTAGCAAAATTGCCCACTGAAGTACGTAACAAAATGGGTTATATGAAAATGGGTGGAACCACAAAGAATGGTGGAGAAAGAAAACTTCTTTCTAAAATGGCAATGGGTGGAACCTTTGACTTATCTGATGAGTTTGTTGAGAAGATGAAAAAAGGTGGTGATATGGTAAGAACTTCCTATAAATACGGTGGTGGTATGACCAAACAGAAATATAAAATGGGTGGTTATATGGAACCTAAAAAAATGCAGATTGGTGGGAGCATGCAATCAAGTATGAGTGCTAAAAAAGTAGGTAAGAAGAAATAATGACTATACTAACAGACATACTACTTCTTCTTAAGAGAAGGCAGTACATCAAAGAACCTTTAAAATCTAAAGATGTATTTGTTGTTGGTGTACATGAAGAGCCTGACATGACAGGTGTTGCTTCACCTATCCCTTATAAGAGTGTCCGTTTGGCAAAAGTTTCTGATCTAGCTAATATTCCTTCTAATAAAATTACTCAAGGTACAGTGTCTCCCTCTACATCTCCTGGTGAACCGGGGGATGTTAGAGTAGATGCTAATTTTATATATGTTTGTGTTGCTGCAAACACTTGGAAAAGAGCAGCATTAGTAAGTTATTAATTATGGCAACTAAAAGTAAAGTAAATTCAGCAGGTAATTATACCAAACCAGGTATGAGAAAAAGTTTATTTGAGAAGATCAAAGCAGGATCTAAAGGAGGTAATCCTGGACAATGGTCTGCAAGAAAAGCTCAGATGCTTGCTAGAGAATATAAAGCTGCAGGTGGTGGCTATAAAACTAAAAAATAATAATTATGAGAAAGAAAATATTGAAAAAAGCTCAAAAAGGTAAAGAAATGGCACCAAAAGTTAATTTTAAAACATCTAACAATTGGGCTGATAATTATTCTTTAGATACTACAGGTTTAGCAAAAAATAAATCAAGTTATTATCCTTATAAAAGAAGTAATGGTACTAAAGGTGTTGTTACCGGTAAAGAAGCTAAAGACATAGTTAATAAAGTTAAAAGTGGCAAGTTACAAAAATCTGACTGGTATAAAAAATTAGGTGGAGCAACTAAAAGAAAGAAAAAGTAATGGCAAAAGCAAAACCTCAAAAAGATTTAGATAGGTGGACTAAACAAAAATGGAGAACACCTTCTGGTAAAAAATCTTCAGAAACAGGAGAGGTTTATGCACCATCTGCAACTATAGCTAAACTTAAAAGCACTGCAGCTGGCAAAAAGAAATTAGCAGCAGCTAATGCTAAAAAAAGAGAAGCCACTAAAGCAGGTAAACAATTTGCTAGTCACGGCTTACATAAAGGTAAAAATAGAACTGGCCCTAAAAAATAATAATCATGACTGACGCTGAAAAAAAACAATTAGAAAAAGAGTTTGCTGAAAAAGTTGCTAGTAAACCTAAAATAAAGGTGGAACTTAAAAGGTCTATTCCCACTCCTTTTCCCGAACCCATAACTTATGAAGCAAAATGAAAGGTGTACCACATTATAAAAAAGATGGATCTCTTTATAAAGGGAAGCACACCCATAAAGATGCATCTGGAAAGTTAATGACTGGCAAGATCCATACTAAATCAAGTGTGGATCTCTTTCATTTAAAAGAACTTCCAAAAAAAGTACAAGAAAAAATTAAGAATAAAAAATAATGGCACTAGATCCTAAAAGACGGTTTTATTTAGACGGATACGGCCAGCATCCTGAATGGTACACTTGGCATTATGAAATGCTCAAGAAACTACAAGATATTGATAACAATACAAGTAGCAGTTCAAGTATATCTTTTGATGATACCGCAACAGATGCTTTTGGAAGATTAAGAGTTAGTAATCCATTTACATTATTTGATTCTAATTCTAGATATGGTTATAATGAGGATTGGTCTAGAGCGGAAACA